TTACCCGCACCATCACTGACCTCGACACCGAACGGTGCCGCGTCATCATCAACCACCCAGCGCTGCAGTCGACAAACATCGACAACGGTGACATTCAGTCCACCAGTGTTCGCTACCGAATTTCCGTATCCGCCAACGGCGGTCCCTACAACGTCGTCACAGATCAAACCGTAAGCGGTAAGTCCAGCAGCCAGTTCCAACGCGCCTACGAATTCGATCTCGCCGGCGTAGGGCCGTGGGCTATCCGCGTCACGCGCGTCACCGCAGACAGCAGTAGCTCCTACCTGCAAAACAGCATCCAGTGGCAGAGCTACGCCGAGATCATCGATGAGAAGTTTGCCTATCCCAACACAGCACTTGTTGGCATCAAGGTAGATGCTCGCCAGTTCAACAGCATTCCCGATGTATCGGTGCGAGTGCGCGGCAAGCGCGTGCAAGTACCCACCAACTACAACCCAGTCACCCGCACCTACACCGGCATCTGGGACGGCACCTTTACCACAGCTTGGACCGACAACCCAGCCTGGATCTTCCGCGATATTGTCCTTAATCCCCGCTTCGGTTGCGCTCGGTATATGCCGACCATCGCCGTTGACCCTTGGTACCTCTACACCGTCAGCCAATACTGCGACGAGCAGGTGCCAGACGGCAACGGCGGATATGAACCCCGCTTCACCTGCAACGTCTACCTTCAAAACCCAGGCGGCGTCTACGAAGTCCTCAATGCCCTCGCCTCCTGCTTCCGTGGCCTGATCTACTACAGCCAAGGCAAGCTGTACCTCACCCAAGACCGCAGCCAACCGCCCGTCCAACAATTCAGCGAAGCCAACGTCATCCAAGAGGTGGACGAAAACGGCAACGTCACTGCCCCCTGTTTCACCTACAGCGGCACCGCTAAGACCGCCCGCAAGTCTGTCGTCCTAGCCAACTGGGACGACCCCAGTCAGGTCTACTCAAGCGTTACCGAGTACCTGCAGGACGATGATCTGCTGGAGCGCTTTGGATACAACCCCATCGACCTACGCCTAGTTGGCGTCACCTCCCGCGGTCAAGCACTCCGGGCCGCCAAGCACACGCTATTCAGCAACCGCTACGAGACCGAAAAAGTCAACTTCCGCATTGGCGCCGAAGGCCTAGCCGCCAGCGTGGGCGAGGTTGTCCAAGTTGCTGACCCCCTCAAGCAAGGCCAACGTCTTGGCGGTCGCGTCCGCTCCATCGACGCACTCAACAACCGCGTCACCTTGGACGCAACGTTAAGCCTTAATCCCGCCAACACCTACACGCTCACGCTTGTCATCCCAGACGGGCAAACCATCACCAACCCAGACGGAAGCACCACAACAGCACCCAAGCTACAAACGCTAAACGTTGAAGACTATTCAACAAACGCAGAAGGTCTCACCACTATCGATCTTAACGGAGTTATCGATACTCAAGTTGGCGCTTTGTGGGTACTTGAGTGGCAAAGTCTTGAAGCCGCGCTGTACAAAGTTATCGCAATTAGCGAAGTTGATCCACTGGTATTCCAAGTCGAAGCGATCCAGTACAACAATAGCAAGTTCGGCTATGTCGATAACGATCTACCAATTGCTGTACCACAAGACCGTTTCACACTGACAGCTCCGGCCACCCCTACTGGGTTGGTGGCTGACTTGGTCTTCCGCAACAACCAAACCCAGATCAATGCCTACTGGATAGCACCTCAGGTCAACAGCTCCAATGATCTGCTGGTGCGGGCCTACCGCTACCAGTGGCGTCAAGTCGGCGATACTGAGTGGAGCAACGTTGTCCAAATATCAACCACCAACGTTTCCCAAACAGTCGACAACCACGTCTTCGGCGACACCTACGAGTTCCGCGTCGCAACGGTAGACCGTCTTGGCCGTCAATCCGCATTTTCTCAAGCGAGTGTTGCCCCATTCGAGGCCCTTCCAGACCTAGGTAATCCGGCCTTCAACGCCGTTATCCGCCACCAGAACCAGCCCGATGGAACCCAGTTACTAATCGTCAACTCCGGTACCTGTCCCATTCCCGAGCGTGTGACGGGTTACCGCTGCTGGGCATTCCCCACAAACGTACCCACCGTCATTCCTGGCGTCAAAGCACCCGAGGCTGATAGCTGGTACTTCCTCAGCGACATCCCGCTAACGGGCTATTACACCATCGCTTTCCATGCACCGGGCGATTGGCAAATTCGTGTTGCCTTTACAAGCGCTATCTTCGGCGAAAACCCGACTGACTACATCTACGACACTGTGCAGCGCGACGAAATCGTGCCTCCGCAACCAAGCCTATTTACAGTCGTCGAAAACAACACCAGCGGCATCAAACGCTTTAGCTGGCAACTGCCTTTGAGCAGCTATGGCAGCTGGGACCAAGGCGTTGTATCTGACGTGGTGTCCTACCAAATCCGCTACAAGCAAGGCGGTCTTATTGATAACGACCCCGCGGCAACATGGGAACAAGGCATCGAGCTGTATTCCGGTGGCGTCTCCGCTCAACAGCAGTGGTTTGAAACCAGTCTCTTCGACACCGACGAGTGGACCGTCATGGTCAAATCGGTCGATGCCACCCAGTGGCGCAGCGACACGCCGGCAACCATCCTCGTCAACATCGGCGCACCACTAATCAGCAACGCCGTTTACGACGAGTGCATCGACAACACCACATGGCCTGGCACCTACATAAATCTAGAAGTCAACAATACACGCAACCTAGTTACACAAGACGATCTATACCTAGTTACCCAAAATGGGATCTACCTCACTGGCAATAGCGGTAGCAATCTGTTCCAGCAGGTAAACCCAGACCTCGACAGCTACTACACCTGGAACTTCGACAACAACTTCCTAGAGAGCGCCATTCTGATCGCCACTACGGCAGACGCAACGTATCAGCACAGCATCGGTGCTTTGACGGGTGCAGACACTGTGTTATTCCAAGAAAACGGTGACGATATTCTGCAGGAAAACACCGATCAAATCTTCACAGAACAGCGGACCTACAGCACTGGCGTACTGTCCGGTGAGTCCTCTGGCATCCTCCACCCCTACGCACCGTACGAAAAACTTATCGAAGACGTGTATCAAGTCCAGACTTTGATAAGAAGTAAAGACGGCGCTACTCCTGGAGCACTAACCAGTATCTGCTTCGAGCTTGATTACCCAGATGTAATCGAATCGCAAAACGACGTGGCCATAAGCAGTAGTGGTTTTGGTACTGCCATCCCGCTACTCAAAACCTTCCGCGCCGTTAAGTCGGCACAGGTCACGCTGCAAGACACTGGCACTGGTGCCATTACCGCAATCGTCCTAGCCAAGACAACCAGTAGCGTTACAGTGAAGTGCGTCAACAGTTCCGGGACAGCAGTGGCGGGCTTGATCGACATCACCGTGGTGGGCTACTGATATGGCTGGCTTGCGGATTTCACAGCTCCCACTGGCAACAGCGATTGCTAGCGCCGATCTACTGCCGTTTTCCAGCGTCAGTGGCAGCGAGACACGCCGAATCCCAGCCAACACGCTCGCCATTGCGCTGACGCTACTGGGCATTACGACCGGTCCTACCCAGCCGGCCACTCCATCCAACGGTCAGTTGTGGATGGACACCAGCACCAATCCCCCGGTGCTCAAGGTATGGAACGGCGCGACGTTCACGATCATCAGCTTCCTACCCGGCAGCTCGATCATCACCAATCCGGGAGCGACTGCACCTGCGTCACCCGCCTTGGGTCAGCTCTGGCAAGACACCAGCCAGACGCCCGACGAACTGAAAATGTGGGACGGCACCAACTGGGTGCGCGTTGACCCCGATGGTATCGATCAAACGTTTGCAGATGCCCGCTACCTACAGATCGCCACCGCTGCCAGCACCTACCTCGCCCTGAGCGGCGGCACCCTAACCGGCAACCTCACGCTGCCGGGTGTGCCCACGACCACCAACATGGCGGCCACCAAGGGCTACGTCGACACACAGATCGCAGCTATACCATTAGGTGACGCCGTTCCAGCGGGCACTGTGATCTGGACCGCCCGCACCACAGCCCCCACAGGTTACCTCAAGGCCAACGGCGCCGCCGTCAGCCGCACCACCTACGCCACGCTGTTCTCCGCAATCGGCACGCTTTACGGCGTAGGCGACAACAGCACCACGTTCAACCTCCCCGACCTCCGCGGCGAATTCGTCCGTGGCTGGGACGACGGACGCGGCGTTGATTCCGGCCGCGCTATGGGCACCAACCAAGCGCAGTCGTACCAAAGCCACAGCCACGGCGTAAGTGACCCTGGGCACTACCACACAACCGAAACAAACAACTCCACGGGCGGCAACTACTCAGGCGGCGGAAACTCTTCAAACCTTGGTCCGTACTACGGTGCAGGCACTGGCTATTCCGTAACTGGCATCACCATCGCCGCAAGCGGCGGCACCGATACCCGTCCCCGCAACATCGCCCTGCTGGGTTGCATCAAAACCTAAGTCCACTTTTACTTAACCCCCTCGGAGTACTGCAATGGCCGTCACAAAAATCACTGATCTAGCTGCTTACACCAGCCCCTTACGTACAGACGTACTGCCCATTGTCGACGTAACCACTAACACCACAAAGAAAGTAACAGTAGAAGATGTAGTAAAAAATGCAAGCGTCTTGCGTACAGCCGTAAGCACCACATCCGGTACACTCGTCGATTTCACTTCCATCCCGTCGTGGGCGAAGCGTATTAGGGTCATGTTTGATCAGGCCAGCACCAACACAGGAGGCGCGTGGTTAATACAAATAGGAAGCTCTAGCGGCATTGAAACTACGGGCTACCTGTCTGGCAGTGTTAGTCTGACGACCCTTTCTACATCCCTTTCGCATAGTAGCGCTGGTTTTATTCTAAGAGGCACTTCAACTTCACTTGTAGGTACAGTATCGCTAGATCTTCTATCAGGAGATACATGGGTTTCCAGTGGCTCGCTCTGCAGTGTCAACACTGCCCTAATAACCTCCTCGGGATCCAAGACACTTTCTGGAGTTCTTGACAGGGTACGCATCACGACAGTAAGTGGCAGCGATTTATTCGATGGCGGCACCATTAACATTGCCTACGAGGGCTGATCACGGCCTGCGCAGCCATCGTCACTAAACTGGAACCATGGCAATCTCCCCCGGCACCTACAACATCAGCCTGCAGCGCCGGGCGGACTACAGCATCACGCTGCAGTTCAAGGACAGCAACGACGCGCCCATCAACCTGACCGGCTGGATCGTCGCCGCCCAAGTCTGGAACCAAGCCCGCACCACCAAGTACGCCGACTTCACCGTCACCTACACCAACCGCGTCACCGGCACCGTCACCCCCGCCCTGACCGACGATCAAACAGCCATTTTTCCCGACGAGGCGTACTACGACGTACTACTAACCAACCCCTCCGGCCTCAAAGAGTATTACCTCGAAGGTATCATCTACGTCAGCGAGGGTTACACCGCATGACCACGGTAAACGTCAGCGCCGTAACTAATACCGTTACTGTTACCGAAAACGGCAGTAGCACTGTTGTAACTGTCCCCGTAACTTCCGTAGTCACCGCAGTCACTGCTGGCCCCCAAGGTCCAAAAGGTGATTCCGGTGCTGCTTTTGAGTACCAGCAAGTAGCACCAGCAACGGTGTGGACCATCAATCACAATCTCGGATTTAGGCCCTCAGTCGAATTACTCGACGCCGGCAGCCAAGAAATCGACGGCGAAGTGGTACATCCATCCGTCAATCAAACCGTTGTTACACTGAATCCAGCGTCTGCTGGCTTGGCTCGCCTGATCTGATATGGCCCGTAAGTTTTTCACCGACCTTGACCTGCAAAGCGTCTCGAAGGTCATCAATGTCCCAACTCCTACCGCAGCAGGCGATGCCGTACCCAAGTCCTATGTGGACTCTGCGGTTGAGGGCCTGGCATGGAAAGACAGCGCCCGCGTTGGCACCCAAAGCAACATCAACCTGGCTAGTCCCGGCGCCACTATTGATGGCGTCACGATGGCATCCCAGGACCGGGTGCTGGTGCGTAACCAATCCACGCAAAGTCAAAACGGCATTTATGTGTGGAACGGCGCCTCAACCGCACTAACCCGCTCCCTCGACGCCAGCACCTTCGCCGAGCTGGAACAAGCCGTTATCACGGTTGAAGAAGGCACCGACGCCGGTACGACTTGGCGCCAGACGCAAATCAACGGCACGATTGACGTCAGCAACGTCATCTTCAGCTCGTTCGCCGCTGCAGCACCAGCCGCCAGCGAGACAACTGCTGGCATCGCCGAGCTTGCCACGCAGGCTGAAGTTGATGCTGGCACTGACGACCTGCGCATCGTCACGCCGCTCAAGCTGGCTACGTGGTCTGGCCGCC